CCCACCCTTTGCTTTCTATTCCATCATACAACGCCTCCTTGGTTATGAACTCCTTGTAGTAGCACCGTCTGGCATCCTGCAACTCGGTGGTGTCAAGCGGCACAAAGAAATCCTCCCCCAGCCGCAGCGCAACCACGGTGGGACGGTTCTTGACCGTCATCTTGACAGGATAGGTTGTTGCCCCGCTCTCCCGCAGTTCGCGAACCATCTTCCGCATCTTGGACTGCTTGACCTCTGGCAATATCAACAGTCCGAGCGCGATTGCCTCGTCCTCCCTTTCAGGGTCAAAAATCATCTCAGGGAACATGGACAGGTTTTCGCTTGTCTGTGCGAGTTGTCTGATTGCCTCCATGTCTATGTCCGCAATTGTCCTCTGCTCCTCCACATCCCAGAACACCCCGACAACACCGACACCGTTCTCCAGCATGTAGTTTGCCGTAAGCTCCGCTTCGTCGTGGAACTCCTTTATCTGGTTGTGCAACTGGTAGCGCATCAAGTTGGTCACAAGACTTGCCTGTTCCGCATCGTTGCTCTCTGTCGGGAACGCTGACACCTGAGATGAACGAAGGGATGTCATCAGCATGTCGATGTCCTCGTTGATATAGGTGTCAATCACAGGGGGGCGACTGTCCGATGCACCGTCAAACGGGACGGGGTTGCGTCCCAGTTTCGATTTCCACTTGCGACCATCGTCGCTCTGCCCCGACCACACGTTGAAACGGGTCTCCCAGTTTAACCGTGTCCTGTCGTAGTATTCGTTGCCCCTGCGAACTATCTCGTGGAACTCGTTCGCGATGTCCTTGATGTCTTTATCCATTATATTTCCATTACCGCACCTTCAGGTCCAAGCTTCATAAGGTCTCTGATTGATTCCCGCAGGAACCTTCTCTGTCGCTTATCCACATCTATCAGCTTCAGGATGCCCATGTCGGCAAGGTCAATGACAAGCTTCCTGTTCATGCCTGTCACCTTGCACACCTCATGGGTTCTGAGTGACAATGGCAGGTCGTTAAAATTAACCTTCATACTCATCTCCCCCTGTTGCCGACAAGAGGTCACCGTCCAAGGACAGAACTCCTGCCTTGAAAAGATACCTGTCGCAATCAACAACATCCTTCAGCGCACCTTTAAGACCGTCTCTTCCGGTGTATTCCTGCATAGCATAAATTGTTTGCTCACACTCTTCGGAGATGTAATAGCGGGGGCAGTTCATTGAGGTCAGCGGACTCGTCTCGTCGTAGTCCAGATAATCGTTTATCAACTGCAACCCCTCATCTATGTGACCCCCAGGTGCAGGTATGAAAACCAAGCTGGGTCCGGTCACGTTTCCGTGCTTGTCCCTCTGCTCATCCTCCAGCAGTGATATGATGCTGGTTCCCTCCTCGGCACTTGGAACTGCCGCACCCCCCATGCGCGGGTCAATCAGTCTCTCGTAAATCTTCTCCTTCTTTGAGCCATCCCAACTCTTTGTCTCCTCGTCGTAAACCCATCCCTCCGCTTCAAGGAATATTTTCTTGTAGGCAATAATGGATTTGCCCATAGCAAGGGTCTGTGCCGGTCCCGGCTTGCCATCGGGTTTCTCGCTGGGCAAAGCCCATTCGCCAAAATTCTTTCGGTCCGGGTATTCCCGGTAAAGGAACACCCTTCCAATGTCATCAATGATGTACCACTTGAAAAACCAGTTCTTGCTGCCCGCAGGGTCGCAACTGACGTATCGGGTTCCCTTGTCCGGTATGGTGTCAACCGGGACAACGTGAACCCTGATGTCGAACTTGTTGAACACATTGCCCTCAAGTTTCTCTGCCCAACCGTATGCCCGAATCTTGATGTCCGTCGAGGGCTTGCCCTCAAGCATCCTGACAATCTGTTTGTATCCCCCGAACGGATTGTAGTGACTGTGGAAACAGATTGCCCGTGAACTCTTCCTGAACGGCTGGATGATGTAGGGCATGTGTCCGGGGCGGCATCCTTGAACATGAACCGTCTCCGGGTTCAGGAGTTCCGCAGGTTCATCCTTAATCACCTGCGCCCCTGCAACATAATCCTTCACTGTTGCGCTGTACCCCCTGACAGGCGTAAACGAGATGATGAGTTTCCCCGATCTGGTCACAATGCGAAACCGCAGGGTCTCGACCCAAGCAAGCGGGACAAGCTCATCACAAAGAATCATGTCGCACTCGCCCCCCTCAAGGACGGTGATGTTCTGGGTGTAGTTCAGGAACCGGCAGCGAGATCCATTTGGGAGCACAAAACACTGCTCAGTGAAACCCCCCTTGTCCGTCCAGTTGACATTTACCCTGCTCCCCTTCTTGCCAAGGTCACGCCATTCGGGCGGCAGGTATTTCCTTATGACAGGTTGCTGCAACTCAATTGAGGTTGCCAAGGAGGAATGGAAACACCACACAACAGCATCATCAATGTTGCACAGGGTCTCAACCGCAATCTTGCATGCGAACTCCGTCTTGCCGCTACGATTGCCGCCCAGAATCAGAAGTTCATCTGCCTCGGCAAGCAGTCGCCGCGCATCAGACCAACAGTCGAGTTCAAACCCGCATCGGAGAGGGTCAACCTCCCCAAGTTTGATCGCATTTTCCCTCTTCTCGATTAACTCAACGACAAAATCAATGCCATGCTCCTTGGCAAGGCACTCAATCCTCTCGTCTGGTATCGTCGGAAGATACGGGTGTGGTGTCTGCTTGTACTTCGACAACTTCGTCCCAGTAAATCGTGCCGTCCTCTGAATGTTTCAGATGCAACGATTCACCAATGCCGGTGTTGTTCCCCCTCTTTGAAAATACCAACTGGAATTGATTTGTGCCACCCTCGCGAACAAGGACGCTGACTGTGCGCGGAAAGTTCACAAGCTCACTCGTCCCTGCCGCAAGATAACTCATGTCGGTATGGGACCAGTGACTTCTGGCGTGGGAATCCACGCTTGGCTTGCCGTTGTGATGACTGACCATGATTGCACACTCATGCCGCTTCGCCAGTTCACCAAGACCGTGCCGCAGGAACCCCCCGACAACCTTCTGGTCGTTGATGTTGGCATTGATATAATGCAGCAACGGGTCAATTATCAATATATCCGGCTTAATGTCAGTAAGAATCTCCTCTGCGACCTCCAGAAATGCAGTCCCCACCTTGTCGTGGTTGGTGATGGTCAGGAGGTTCTCCGCAAGCAGTTCGTAGTGCCGCTTGCGAAGCTTCAAGTGCCGCGCAATCCCATTGAAGTTTTCAACCAGTTGCTCGTCATCGTTCTCGCCGTTAATCATCACAACCTTCAGCTTGCCAGCAGGTTTTAGCCCGAAGAAACCCCGGCCAATCGCCCAGCACGTTGCCATCTGTTGCAGCAGGACACTCTTGCCAATGTGCGAAGCTCCCGTGAACAACGAAAGATACCCACGGCACAACCATCGTTTGCCAACAAGGTTCGTCCCGTCATCCTTCTTGGGTTTCATTCTGGAGGTAAACCGCAGGACACTGCCAAACCTCTTTGACTTCTCCTTGGCTATCCACTCCTCGTAAGACTCAAGACCAAGGTCAACCCCAAGCAACTCCTGCATCTGACCCCCCCGACGAACCCCAGGTAATCTGCTGAGTCGGCTGGGGTTCTTGTTCTGGCCGTCGATGCGGTAGCGTTCCATCGACTTGTAAATTTCCATAACCCTATCGTCAAATGTCTGACGGTCTCTCGCGCCGACCTTCACCCAACCGTGCATGGATTTTCCACCTGAATATATCAAGGCAGACAGGGGGAGTCCGCTTTCCCTTAACACAGCATACTGTTCCTCCAGTGAACCGTCATCGAACTCAACCAGACAATGCCGGTAATCAATCACATCCTTGTCGGTGATACCCCCAATGAGAAGGGGGTTGACGCAGATATAGGTTCCCCTGCTGCCAAACAGTTCCTCACCGGATTCACCGTACATGTCCAGCCACTCATCAACCGGCTTGCATGCGCCTCTGCTTATCCCAGTGTTGCGGGGCAGGGCGATCCTGACACCCTCCCCCTCCTTGAAGCATTTCCTGAAAATAGTTGTAACCGCATTTGGCATTCCCTTTGGCAGGTTCTTTCGCGGACGATGAACCGTAACCTTGGTTTGCACCATCGCTACTGCCGACACTGACTCCTCCCTCTGTTGTTTTGCATAAGCTGATCGTATTGTCGTGTCTGCCTCACTCTCGGTCAAACCATCCTGCAACGCCCTTTGGACAAGCTGATCGCTTGCCTCGTCGTAACTGTAATTGTGGTCCCTGAACTGGCATGCCGCATTGAACAGGCAATAGTTTCTGGTTCCCTCAGTTGAACCACCGTCAAGATACTCAATCGTCCTCCTCGGTAAACTCTTCGTCATCGTTCTCGTTCTCCTCTTTTATATCGTCCAAAACCGTCACCACCAACCTCCTGAACAGCACCCCAAGGATGCTCTCGTAGGACATGTCAAACTCATCATAGTAACGCTGAATCAAGGACTCCAAATCCTTGTAAAGCATCGCTTGTTGGGTTCGTTCGTCTATTTCCATACTCCCTTGTGTAACATCAAACCGATTATGCCGTAATTAGCCAAGTCACGATAGGTGTCTTCAAGGGATTCATGGTTCACTTCGCCCACACCTCCCAACTGTTTCAGGAGAAGGTTCCGCATTCGACTCACCTTGTCCTGTGTCCGAACCATCACCCCAAGCTCACCGTTTATGGAAATATTAGAACTCCCATAATCAACCTGCTTGCTATCAAACAACTTAACACATTCAAGGGATAAACGAAGGAACTCGACCCCCATTTCTGTCTGGAGGTCGAGTCCTTTTGATAAGTGTTCTATGTTTAGCTCTTGTCCCATGAAGGCACATCCTCATCGTCGATCACCTTGCGGGCGGACCGTTCCTTGCCGGAAAGATACCTCTCAATGGTGTTCTTCGTCTTGCCCTCATAGGTGTCTGTACCCACCTCTGCCCATAGATGCTCGCCCACGATGTTATTCATGTAGCTTTCATCCATTTTAGCGGACTTACCAACCTCCTGCCCGATGGACGGGAGGAACTGCTTGATCTTCCACTGGGCTTTTGGCGTGAAGACCAAGTTGTCCCAAATGTAACGCTTGGTCTTTGCCTCCTCAAACATGAGGTTGATGATCTCGTTCCCCGCTTTGCTTGTGCGGAACTCGTAATCCTTTAATCTTAACTCGTACTCACCTTCTTCAAGGTTTCGCGGCATCGTTGCCGTATCGCTCCGTGGAGCTTCGTCTGTGAATGTTATTTCTGGCATTCTTTTAGTATGTTTATGTCAGGTTTCGTTTTAGTCGTTTCCAACAGTTTCCTAGCAAGCTCCCGCTTTGCATCTGTTGGTTTCATGTCATGTTTCTTTGCATACTTCGCGACCAACGCAGTGTTGCTCACTTTGCATGCGTCAAGAAATTCTTCCTGTGTCAACCCAGACAACTCGAAAGCTTTCGGGATGTTCGAGATAAAGGTTGACCCCTTTCGGGATTGAAACTTGAAGTTGTCCAGTTCCTCACCCTCTTTCAGCATGTCCTTCGCCTTGTCCTCCACATCGTCGCACCACTTCCTTATGCGCTTGGCAAACACCATTGCCCGATTAACCGCATCGGGCGTGACTAGGTTTTCAATTGCGAAACTGCTTGAGGGTTCAATGTCCTTGGCAACCGTTGCAACTGCCGTGGTGAATGCCTCGCATTTGGTTCTCTGCTTACACCAAGCACAGTAATCGTTTGGTTGCAGAGTTTTGTTCTCAATGTTCACCGTGATGGTGTCCACAATTTCCTGCGCCTCCTCCTTGGTCATGTCATAGACTTTCGCCCAGAAGAACTTGGTGTAAATCTCATGCACCCTCACGCTGGGAATCCCCGCCTTCTGGCATGTACCCAAAACATAATATGCCATCTGCGCCTTGTAGTCGTGCTGCTGACCGCTCTTGAAGTCCCCAAGGTTTCTCCCGTCCCAAAGGTCGCGGGTTCCAAAGCTCAACTCATTGTATTCGTTGTCCAGTATATGGACCTTGGACTCAACCTTCAGCTTGTGAATGTCGAAGTTATCCAGAACATATTGATATGCCCAATTGACCCCGGCAAGTTCATCATCTGGCACAGGTTTCCGCACAGGTCTACCCAGACACAAGTCCTCAAGGTGACCGT